TGAAGTGGCAAGCTCCATGCTGCGCAACGCCATAGACGCAAAATCACAAAAAATTGACAAAAAACTGCACATGGTGGAGCTTCAGCTCAAAAAACTCAAGATCGACAAAAGCGGATCGGACGACACCAGTGAACCGGTTGAAAGCGAGGGCATGATCATCAGCGACCGCAACGAGTTAATGAAAAAACTTTTAAAGAAAGACTAATGTCTTCTTCCCCAAAAAACTTTTGTATTGCTCCATTTATTCAGCTACAAATATCTAATAATGGCAGGACCGGTCCATGTCCTTACACTGCTAATGTTTGGAATTTTGATAAATTTAAAACGATTAAGGAGAAATGGAATTCGAAAGAATTAGAAAATCTCCGTTCTGATTTTTTATCTGATAAGCAAAGCGCTATTTGTAAAAGATGTTGGAGAGATGAAAAGGCAGGTAAACAAAGCCTTAGACAGCGTTTAAATAATTTTGGTATAAAGAATGAAAATGAAGTTAGATCTAAAAATTTACAAACAAAAGTATTCCAAAGATATGTTTCAAATTTAGAATATAAAGAATTTCCTAAAATACTTACACTTATACCCGGCAACGGATGTAATCTATCATGTGTCACATGTGGACCAAATAGTTCATCAAAATGGGTAAGCGAATCAAAAAATTACAAAAAAAATAATATAATAGAAGTAAAAAAAAATTGGAATATGCTTGATAAAGAATACGAAGATATTGTAGAAAATTCAATCTACCTGCAAAAAATTGAATTATTTGGAGGAGAACCTTTTTACAACAAAAAAAATAGACAATTGTTAATTGAAAAAATTGTCGATAAGGGCACATCTAAAGATATAATTTTATATTTTAACACCAACGGTACACACTTTGACCAAACATATGTGTCTTTTTTGGCAAAAAATTTTAAAAAAATAGAAATACGTGTTTCTATTGATGGCATTAATGAGCAGTTCGAATACTTAAGATATGGTGCAAAATACAAAAATGTTATAGAAAATTGTAAAAAATTTAATCAGATTAAGAAAACAGATTTTGAGATAATATGTACAGTATCTCCCTATAATTTTTTATATCTGGAAGAATATGATGAAGAGTTTAAAAAATACGGATGGTCTGTATTTTATAATTTAACTTCTTATCCTGATAGAATGATGTTATTCAATATACCCGACATAGTGAAAAAAAATATAAAATTATCATCTAAATTTAAAGATATTGAAAATTACATCAATAATAAAAATTATGATCCAATGCATTGGCAAGAATTTGTAAATTACACAAAATTAATTGATAAAAATAGAGCATTAAAAATGGCAGAAATATTCCCAAAGTTTTACGAATTAGTTAAAAAACACGGTTTTGAGTAAAAAAATTAATGTTTTATAGAGTATTAACAATGGAACCAATAAGGATAAATAATACATTATGACAGACTTTAAACAATATCTAGCAGAATCAACCAAAGAATACGACTACAGAATCAAGGTGGCCGGTGATCTCAGCGAAGATTTTGCCGCTAGATTGGAAACGGCATTAAAAAAATATGAAGTCAAGTCCCTGTCGAAAGGCAAAAAAACTCCCATACAGGAAGTGCCATTGGATTTCCCAAATTTAAAAAATCAAGCGGTGACCATATTCGAATTGAAAACATCTTATCCGGCATCCGTGTTCGAGATGCACTCTTATATTTCCAACATCATGAGATTGCAACCAAATCAACTGGTTGTGAGGAAGCCCGGAGAACCATCAGAAGAGTATCAAGAAGAGATCAAAGCAAAAGCTGAGCAAAAATCAGAATTCAGATCAGTGCTGCAGGACGTGGAATACAAGGACGCCCCCAAGGTCAAGGCCGACGAAGTTTATGGAGACAAGGCCAACCAAAGTCTACTTAAAGAATTATTTAAAGCAAAAAAAGAGAAAATAGAATTCGCTGCCAAACCCAAAGTGGAACAGGAAGTGCAAAACAACGAAGGTGACAAGAAGAACGCAGCTTCACCTCTGACCAAGTCAACTAACCCACATCCAGATCCAAAGAGGAAATAAACATGCAAATGATCGACATACTGGCAAGATTGAAACAGATACAAGAGAGCAATCCCAACATCAACGTTACGGACGCAATATCAAATGTGGAAAGAGCCAACGGAACAGTGGCTGAAAAGGCAAAAAGTCCCTACGCAATCGGCATGGCACAGGCCATGAAGAGCACAGGCGACACACCTCCACTTAAAAAATCCACAATCAAGAAGGCACACGACATTGCCAAGAGCATAGAAAAGAACGAGGGCGAGCTGGACGAGGCTCCGATGACACGTCAACATTTCCAATTGTTCGCTGACGTAATAAGGAAGATCGAGGATCCCGCCAAGAGACGGGACACGGCCAAAATGGTGGCGGGGGTGTTGTCTCAGAGCAACCCAAGATTCGACCATGCAAGATTCCTGGTGGCGGCGGGCGCTCACGGCGAAGACAAAATGCCAGAGGATGAGGCAAGCAAAGCGGACCTTACGAGAAAATTGGATCACCTAAAACAGAAATACAACGCCCAAATGGCCAACGCCTACCCTGGAGATCCCAGCGATACCGAGGAAGAGATCGAAAAGATAGAGAAGCAACTGGGCATAACACACGAGGGAAAGAAAATGAAAAAAGACAAGATGAACGAGTCGATAATGATAGCCACCGATTCGCCAGAGGAGGCCAGCATGATGATGCAACTGTTGAAATTGGCCGGTGTGCAACCAGTCAGCCAGGACATGATAGATCCACAACAACATTCAGAACCCCAGGCCGATGAGACCTACAGCAACACGCCAGCGCCAATGGTCAGCGACGTCAAGTCAGCCACGCCCAACGGCACTGACCAGAACCGAGAAAAAGGTACCTATCCTGTGGCATCTGGCGGAGACAACCCCATGGGCAAGAAGATGGGTGAGTCAGAGATCACAGAAGAAGAACTTTCCAACAGTCTGCGAGCACAGTACGAAAGTTTTAAAAAAACTTATCAGGAGGCTGCCAAGAGCAAGCCAGACTATCTGGACTTTGACAAGGACGGCAACAAGTCCGAGCCCATGACAAAGGCGCTGAAGGACAAAGAGCAGGCCAAGAAATAGTACTAGGTTAATTTTATCAAAAAATTCACTAAATATTTTTATGAATTTCTTTGGCGAGTATTCTAACGGATTTAGATATACCTCTATAAAAGTTACCTACCGTATGCCCGATTATGAGAGCATACTGCAGGAGTTTTGGTGGCAGACCCTGGACGTGCCTCCGCGCTATCCCAGGATGAAACAGTTCGTGGACTACTGGAATGACTACATAGAAGCCGTGATACACAGCCTGGAAGTGGGTCATGTGGATCGCTTTGGAGCCACTTCATATACCAACGTCACGGATTGGTACAAACTTAAATAATATCCATGGCATACATATCATTAAACAGTGACCAGATTAAAAAGGCACACAAGAAACACAAATACACCACGGAACAGGTGCTGCATTTGGAGCAGTGCATGGACCCCAAGACCGGTCCACTGTACTTCATGCGAGAGTTCATGAGGATACAGCACCCCATCAAGGGCGAGATGCAGTTCAATCCATACCCCTATCAGGAGCGATTGGTTGATGCCTACAACAGCCACAGGTTCAGCATAGCCATGCTGCCACGACAGACAGGCAAGACCACCTGTGCGTCGGGCTATCTGTTGTGGTACGCCATGTTCAAACCCGATTCACAGATCCTGATTGCCGCCCACAAATACCAGGGAGCAAGCGACATAATGAGCAGGGTGCGATATGCCTATGAGATGTTGCCTTCCTGGATCAAGGCCGGGGTCACGCAGTACAACAGGAACTCCATAGAATTTGACAACGGTTCCAAGATCATGGCCACCACCACCACTGAGAACACCGGCAGGGGTATGTCACTATCTCTGATATATTGCGATGAGTTTGCGTTCGTCCAGCCGCCCGAGAAGGCCAAGGAATTCTGGACCTCACTGTCTCCCACATTGAGCACGGGAGGAAAATGTCTGATCACTTCCACTCCCAATTCTGATGAGGACCAGTTCGCCTTGATCTGGAAAGAAGCCTGCAAGAGATATGATGACTATGGAGTGGACCGGGTCGTGGGCACCAACGGTTTCTATGCCATGAAGGCCCACTGGAGTGAACACCCAGATCGAGATGAGAAATGGGCCGAACAGGAACGAAGTCGTATTGGAGAAGAGAGATTCAGGCGAGAGCACGAATGCGAATTTTTGATATTTGATGAAACACTGATCTCCAGCATAAAATTGGTTGAGCTGGAAGGCAAGGACCCTTTGATCAACATGGGGCAGGTGCGTTGGTGGAAGACTCCCACGCCAGGCAATGTATACATGGTGGCGCTGGATCCCAGCCTGGGTACCGGGGGAGACTTTTCAGCCATACAGGTGTTTGAACTGCCCAGTTTCGAGCAGGTGGCCGAATGGCATCACAACACCACACCAGCCAATCAACAGGTGAGGATACTGCAGGCAATAACCAAACACATCTATGACTCCATAATAGAGAAGAATCCCGCGGAGACTCCCAGCATATTTTACAGCATGGAGAACAACACGCTGGGAGAGGCGGCTTTGCTCAGGGTGATGGACATTGGCGAAGAGAACATACATGGACAATTCATCAGCGAACCCATAAGAAAAGGACATCGTAGGAAATTCAGAAGGGGATTCAACACCACGGCCAAGCACAAGATAGCGGCCTGTGCTAAGTTTAAGGAATTGGTTGAATCAAATAAGATGAAACTTAATAGCAAACCCTTGATATCAGAACTAAAGGATTTTGTCGCCACGGGAATCTCCTACAAGGGCAAGCCCGGGCAGCACGACGACCTAGTGAGCGCTTGTCTGCTGATGACTCGCATGATGCAGGTCTTGGCCACATTTGACCCTAAAATATTCGAAAGGTGGACCGACAGGAACACGGAATGGACACTTCCAATGCCCATCTTTGCCAACCTGGGCACGTAATAAATACAGTATGATCAAGCCCAAAACATCACAGGATTTATTCAACAAGATACGCAGCAAGTTCGCCAACATACAGCTGGGAGACAGCGCGGGCAATGTGACAGCAGATCCCAGAGCAGCGGTATTCTTTGATTTTGAATTCAGCGAAAACTCAGACAATTTTGGCAGGGTCAGCATCAGCATAGCAGATGGAGAGAGCATGAAAGTATTCTACAATCAAGGGCTGGTGGAGAAGATCGATGACGAGGCCAGGGCCAATTGGTACAGCTTCCTAAAAGAATTGAAAGACTTTGCAGTGGAACATCAGGTGGGTTTTGACGTGAGAGACATCACCAAAAGCAGCCTCACACAGCAGGATTTTAAGAATCTCGCAGATGTGAACCAAACGGTAAATACTGGCGATAGTATGTCAGAAGAATTGAACAGATTAACAAAACTAGCAGGCATCCCTGTGGCAGAGAGCCTCACAGGAACCAAGAGATCTTCCTATGAGAACCTGGACAAGACAAGATTGATCATAAGGCACGCACAGGCAGTGGACGAAGATGTGCCGGGCGCTAGGAGCAGGCAGATCAACAGCCTGTACATCGAAAATGAGCAGGGCGAGAGATTCAAATATCCAATGAAACACCTGGCGGGCGCCAGGGCAATGGCCAGGCATGTGGCCAATGGGGGAGTCCCCCATGATGATTTCGGCAAGCACATCATCAAGATGAGCGAGCAGATAGCACAACTGAACAGTTTCGCCAGATATGCCACCAACAAAGATCAGTTGAACAACTCCGTGGGTGACATAATAGAGAAGAGCCGGCTGAAATTAGAGAACATGCGGACCTATGTCAAAAATTTGAGCAAGCAGGCACACTACATGAAGGCCAAAGAGAGCTTTCAGCCCACCACTATCGCCGAATTGGATGACGAGACCAGAAACAGCCTAAGAGAAAAATTCACATTGAAACACCTCGATGACAAGGTGGAATCGGCGCTGCCATTGATCCACGCCATAATGAAAGAATACGATGACAAGGACGGAGAGATGTCTCCACCGGTAGATCATTCAGCCATGGTTCAATCATTCCTGGCTAATCCAGAAAAGAAATTGGTTCTGAGGGCAGATCCAGCAGCTGACAAGATGTTGAAGGTCACAAAATTCACAAACAAAAACACCATGTTAACTTCCATACTGTCAGACATAGCCTCAAGGATGCTGACCAGGAATGACGAAGAGGACAGGATAGCCAACTTCGCCAGCCAGGTGGCGGACGACATGGGCAGCGAGGGAGCTCCGTTCTTCAAACCCGACGAGCAGTACACAAAAAATAAAAAAATTGCCATACAGTTAGCCAAGAGATACATCGATGACTACAAAAAGATGCAACAGGATCCCGCATATGCCGACGAGGTGAGACAGGATCCCAGCAAGTTTGCTCCCAAGAAAGACAGGCAGGGCAAGGCCAAGGAAGATCTGGCACAGCCTTTTGAGAACTGGACCAACAGGGTGGAAGCCAAGATCAACGAGGGGATAAGCTCGCTGCCCGATGAAGACCATGCGGGAAAAAATTTTTCCAAATTGAAAGATCTAATGAGTAAACATTTTCCAGTGGGCACGGAAGCGGTCAACTCTGTGTCAACACTACAGAGTCTCGGATTTGACGACGATGACCTGTTTGACCAATTGGGAGATTTGGCAGACAAGGAAGGTCCAGACGCCTGCGCGAGAGAAACAGTAAGAGACTATGTTTTGAAGATGCTTGCCATGCCGGCAGCAAAGAATTACTACAGCCCGGAAGAGCACAGCGCACTGACCACTGCAGTGACGTCAAACGAAAAGGATTTCATGAAAGGCCAGAGCAAGTCAGCTGATCATTTTGACACCGCGATGACCCAGACAGCCATGGATTCGGTACGGGAAGCGCCGGCGGTGGACACCTCAGACATGACCATGGCGGGCATAGGACGCGGAGAGAAAGAGGAAGTGCAAAAGATATTGGACCAGAATGCGGAATCATGGCAAAAAGTATTGGCCGGAGAAGATCTGATAACGTTTGGCCGACTATACCGTGAACTACTGAGCTACTACATGAGCAATGGCGAGATGCCATATGAGGTGGCCAAGGCCAGAGAAGGTGATCCCGAAGAGTGGATCATGGACAGATTGAGTGAACTGGGTTTGATGGAATCCCTAGATGAAGACGTAGGATTCGCACAGTGGTTAAAAGCCACTCACAACATAGATGTGAGCCAACTGACAGCACAGGAATACGCCATAGTTTCAAAACGATATCGAGACGAGAAAGCCAAACAAGGCACCAAGACCGAGGGCAACGAGTTCGCACTGGCAGTGCAGAAGGCCAAGGCAGCTGGCATGAAGCCCGGAGACAAGTTCAAGGTGGGCGACAAGGAATACACATTGAAAGATGCCATAGAATTGGCTGGCATGCAATTGGAAGATTTTGATTTTGCCGCAGAGAGCGTGGGCGGGGGACCAACTATACGACAAATGACTGACCTAGAATTGGCCAACTTCCTACACACGTCAGTGGCGGACGTTAAAAAAGACAGAGAAGCTGCGGAAGAAGCAGCGATGGAAAAAAACCAAGAATACGCCAGCGACAACGAGTCGGTAAAAGAAGACGAATTGGCAATCATTAAAAAATTATCCGGTATATAATACCAAACTTCCCCATAGACAACAGATAAATAAGTGTGTATATTATTCTTTATGTCTAATATACATTTAGGCAAATAAAACAAACATAGGCACAATAGGAGGCTTACATTATGGCTACACTAGCTGAAATAAGAGCGAGGTTAAAATCCCAAGAAGTGAATCGCTCCACTTCATCAATAGGCGGCGACAACGCCATCTACCCACACTGGAACATACAGGAAAATCAAGAAGCAGTAGTTCGTTTCTTGCCTGACAAGGATCCAAACAACACCTTTTTCTGGACGGAGAGAGCAATGATCAAATTGCCTTTTGCCGGGGTCAAGGGCCAAGCGGATTCAAGACCAGTGCAGGTACAGGTGCCATGCATGGAGATGTATGGAGAAACTTGCCCGGTCCTGACGGAAGTCAGACCGTGGTTCAAGGACAAGTCAATGGAGGACATGGGCAGGAAATACTGGAAAAAGAAAAGTTACATATTCCAAGGTTTCGTGCTGCAAAATCCTTTGAGTGATGACAAGACACCCGAGAATCCAATCAGGAGATTCATCATTGGTCCACAGATCTTCAACATAATCAGATCTGCGTTGCTGGATCCAGAAATGGAAGAGCTGCCAACTGATTCTGTGAGGGGTGTGGATTTCAGGATAACGAAGACATCCAAAGGCGGATATGCCGATTACTCCACTTCCAAATGGAGCAGGAGAGAAAGAGCCCTGGACGAAGCGGAGAGAGCGGCCATTGACAAGTTTGGATTATTCAATCTTTCAGACTTCAGGCCCAAGAAGCCCACTGATGCAGAAGTAAAAATAATCAAAGAATTATTTGAAAAATCTGTGGAAGGTGAAGCTTATGATCTGGAAAAATACGGTCAGTATTTCAGGCCAGCGGGCGTGTCCATGCAATCAAATGGATCGGCATCAGTGACAGCTCCGGTCGACGGAGAAGCGATTGTTGCCAAAGTAGAAGCGGTTAAAGCTGCTCCTGCTGCGGTGGCGCCTCAACCATCCACTGACAGCGCCAAGAGAGCAGAAGATATCTTGAAACTGATCAGATCAAGACAAAGCAAATAACACTAATTTCCCTTTTGGCTCCAGCATATTGACACTGGAGCCAATTAGTGTTAATATAAGAACATAGGATTTAAAAATGACAAAAGTATTTGACGCAACAAAATTTAGGAAGAGCATTACAAAATCAATCCAGGGTCTGGGATTAGGATTCAATGACCCCACA